ACTTGTGTTACCACAGTATCGCTTACCAGCATCTTCAAGTTTGGTGTATGTAGAAACACTTACACCAATAATTTTAGCCACTTCCGTTTTGCTTCGGTTACCACGCTTTGTACGTAACGCTTCAGCTAGTTTAAAAGAACCATCAGAAAGAATTATTGTCATACTCTATCTGAAAAAGGACTGTCACTAAAATCTTCAGTGACTTCAGTTCTGTCTAAGTTATTAAGTTCCGCATCACGAGCTTCTTGCATTAGTATCGATTCATTGAAGTATCTACCAGTCTTTTTCTTTGACTGGTATGGTGGCACGTAGGTGTCATCGAAATCAAGCAAGCTCATCGTACTAAACTTTTAACTGCTCTAATAAAATCCACACCATCGCGCTGCATCACAAAGTCAATCGCATCACCCTTGCCATGACAGCCAAAACACTTATAGCGGTTACCCTTATCTATATAGAATGATGGTGTCTTTTCGCCTTCATGACCAGTCAGTGGACAGTGTGCGTTGGCGGTCCACTTGCCAGTAGCTTTGAATACGCGAGTGTGGATCATATCTTCAATCGGTACTTCACGTGCTTGTTCAATCTGTGCTTCAGTCACACCACCTTGCTTCTTGGCTGGTGTCAGCATGTGTTGCTGGCGTTGTACGATACGCTTCAGTGATCGCCGCGGCTGTTCCGTTGCTTCTTCAATCATCATCTTTTGAAGGTCCAGCTGTATTTCCATAAACACTTCAAAGACTGGTTCAGGTAGTCGCTTGCGACCAATACCAAATTCATCACGGAACCAGTCATCAAACTCATCTTGGTTCATACCAGCTGGATGCTGGCGCTTAATTTCACCAATAGTGAATTGCATATTTTCCACCAAGTCATTCTTCAGAACTTCAAGATCTTCATATGTAGGTGCGAACAATTCCAATGCAGCAGATAAGCTCAACCGTTCCGGCTGGTAGTTAGGATCAAAGTAAATCCCTCTCTTACCTTTGATTGGCAAAAATTCTAATTTTACGATAGTGCTAGATCTTGTCATAAATGATGAGTGTTCCGCTGGTGTGTTTAACTGGTGGTTTGTCTTTGCACTTCTTACAATACAAAGCCGTCTTGCTGGTAATTGGTGCGCGACAGTTGAAGCATTTACGCTGCTGCTTGGCCATGGTGTTTATCGCTACAAGCCTGACAGAATTTCGAACCGTTGCGCTTATCGTTCTGACAAAAATCTTTGTCATACTGGATATCCCCTGGATGCACAGACCGTTCCTTACTCATGATCTTGGCTGGTGTCACTATGATGCGAGCATTCACACATGCTGCCTTTTTAATCTTGCCAGCGGTGAAGTCCAAGCGCCGTTGCAGCATTTCGCATGCTTGTTCCGGTGACATGAATGATGGTAATTCAAGTGAGCCATCCTTTAATGTCATGCGCTTTTCAGCGGCTGATTTCGTTACTGCGCTCTTATTCTTTTTTCCTAATCCAAGCATACTTATTTAGTTTTGCGCCAAGATGTTTCCCATCCTTCCGGCATTTTCTTGATAATTTCGTGTGCGGTACTGCGGTGAAGATTAAAAATCTTAGCGATTTGCGTACCATTACAGTTCTTGTATTTGTAATGAAACCAAATGGCTTCATTGCGCATATCCTTTAAGTAACCTTCCATAACTTAATCTTCATCAATAGTAGCCATCAATCCGTGCCAATCAGAATACATAGCGTAGGTGCCGCCAAGGAATCCGAACACTACTGATACCCAAAAGATAGATACCACTGTTTCAAATTGAAGCAAGGCATTGTTCCAAGCTATGATTGAGGTAAGTGCGGTCATCAACAGTGATGATGCAAACACTAAGGCAAAACATATAAAGTATACCAATGCGACAGTTAGTATGGTGTGAAATGTGTGTTTCATTTTAATTTCTTATTTAATAAGCTTAGCTTCATTGTACCAGACAATTTGTCTGGTGTTATCCACACAATACCAAACATGTGAATAACCTTTGGTATGCTATGCTACTAAGACATGAAAAAAGACAATCTTAATAAGCTAAATGAAGCCCTTGCAGAAATGGGTATTGAAGCCATAAAAGATGTCAATCCAATACCAGAAAGAACAGCTTATTTTGATCATCTTGAAAACGGTGACCGGACTGACAAGGACTGGTTGAAGTACCTAAAAAACTATAAATTACAACATAAATTAGCTTTTCATAAGTACGTAGCACACACCTTTCCACACCTACGTTATGAAGTTGGTGAAGATAAAATTTACTGGATCTACAATGAAACCACTGGTGTTTATGACGAAGTAAACTTTGTGACAGTGCGCGGTCTGGTGATTCGATTATTGATTGAAGATGGTCTTGAAGATACTGCTACTGAAGGCACTGTAAAGAACGTATTGTCTAAGTTTCGTGCCATGTTCTTGGACCGTGCTACTGCATATGATGATTTTGATAATGAGCCTGACTGGTTCCATGTAGAAAATGGCTGGATAAATGTAAAGACTTTGAAATTCCAGCCACACACACCTGATAGATTAAGCCGCCGTGTTAGTGCTGTGGCTTATGACAAGAAAGCTAAGTGTCCAGTGTATGACCAATTTTTGGATAAACAGTTGCAACTAAAAGATGATCAAGTAAAGGTGCTGGACCAATTCAGTGGTCTTTTGCTTACACCTGATATTAGTCGACAAAAGATGTTGGTGTTAATTGGTAAGCCTGGTAGTGGAAAATCTACCTTGCTTGACTGCTGGTCAGATATTCTTGGTGATTGTGCAACACAAAAAGGATTGACTGAAATTGCTGGTGAATCATTCCGCTTTGGTGGTTCTTCATTAGTGGGTAAGCGGTTGTGTTGGTTTGATGAGGTTGAAGTAACACGTGCCAACATGGGTAATTCGCTTATTAATCTCATCACTGGCCAGCACATCCATGTTGAGCGAAAAGGAATCAACGGCATCCTTGATGCTGATAATCAGTTGAAGTGTGTACTGACAGCGAACACTTTGCCGCGGTCAGCTGAAATGGGTATCTACCGGCGCATGATATTGATCTATTTGGAATACTCGTTTTACGACAGTATGACAGCTAATCATAAAATCCGTGCGGTGCTACAAAGTGAAGCTTCAGGTATTTTGAATCGTATGTTGCGTGGCTTGGCTGATTTGAATAAGTTTGATGGCTTCACCAGTATTGAAGGTCATGATGACCTGATTGAAGAATACAAAACCAGTAGTAATACAGTGGCTGAATTCTTGGATGAATACTTTGTGCCTGACATTGAAGCAAAACCAATTCCAACTAAGGTGTTGCTTGAAGCCTATAAAGAGTTTTCAAATGATAGGTATTCTGAATCACTGACACCACAGCGGTTTGGAATGGTAATGAAGCACCACGGTTTGTCTAAGTTCGATAAAATTTATAATCGCAAGGACCGTGATGGATTAAAAATGTGGTGCGGATTGAAGTTGCGTGAAGACTATTATGAATTCAATCCAGCTGGATTTATTCGTGCGAAACAAGACACCAGTTACTAGAGTTTTCCACACCACACCATAAGACGGATACTTTTGTCAAAGTGTCCGTCTTTTTCATTAAGACACACTCGAATTTCGTGTCAATATATTTACATAATCTTAATATGTTGTAAAATCAAGCGAAAACGGACACTTTGACGGACACTGACGGATACTGGTGTCCGTCATTTTTAGCCTTGTTTACAGGCTTAGAATTGCAATGACGGACACCTAGACACTTATTAAGGTAGTTTAGTAATAAAAGTAATAGTTAGTAAAAGCTGGGGTGAGTTGAAATTAAGTGTCAGTCTCCGTCACTGTCTTTTCTTGGCTGTTTTTTAACATAGGCTAGGTTAGTGAAAAGTATGTGTGTGATACACTCTAAACAAATAGGTTGATAGGTTTTTGAACCTACACTATAAATACACACATATGGCAACAACAGAACGTAAAAAAAAGGCATCAGCTAAAAACGGCAAGAAAGGTGGCCGGCCAAAAGGGACTAAAAATCCTGAAACTCTTGAACGTGAACAGGTACTGAAAGACTTCAGGCAAAAAACCATGCGTGCAGCTGACATTCTTTTCAATCGCCAGCTTAAACTTGCTGAAGGTCACATGTATCTGTACAAGATTGAGAAAGAAGTAATCATTGGACCAAAGGGTGGTAAGAAAATCATTGCCAAAAAACCAGTGCGCGTGACTGAAGAATGGGAAATTCATGCTTACCTAATGGATGAGCTGGTGAATGGTGAAATAACTGGACCTGAAGATACTTACTATTACATCACCGCTGAAAAAGGTGATACACGTGCGCTTGATTCCTTGCTTGATCGTGCGTTTGGTAAGTCAACAAATGTTCACGTGACTGAAGATGAAGATGGTAAACAAATGCCAATCCAAGGCAACATAATTGAATTTGCATCACAAAGCGATGACACTCGTAGTTAAACAAAAAGTAAATGAATGCTGGAAGCCGCTATTTATAAAGCGCAAGGGTGTTCGATACGTCATCATCATGGGTGGTCGTGGTGCTGGTCGTTCTTATGTTGCCAGTCAATATGCTCTAGCTAAGTTAATCGATCCAGGTTATTTCCGTTGTGCCATCATGCGTTTGGTCCACAGTGACATCCGCAAGTCTATCTATCAGGAAATTGTGGACCGTATTGATGACCAAGGTGTGACTAACAATATCAGAATCAATGATTCTGATATGCGTTTCAGGTATAAATTTAAGAAGAAAAAAGAAAATCCTGAAGATGGTGATATCTACCAAGAGAATAGTATCAATGCTATTGGTTTTCGTACTTCAGATAAACAGCAGTCAGCGAAATTGAAATCACTTGCTGGTTACACTGATGTGATTATTGAGGAAGCTGAAGAAATTGGTGAAGCTGAATTCATGCAGCTAGACGATTCACTACGTACTATCAAAAATGAAATTACGGTTGTGTTGTGTATGAACACACCGGCTAAGAATCACTGGATCATCAAGCGATTCTTTGACCTTGAACCAGTGGCTGAAGCGCCTGGATTCAATAAGCCAGTGCTTAAAAAAGAATGTTATGAAGATACAGAATTCTTGTACTTCAACTACCGTTCGAACCTGAACAACTTGGATGCACACACCATCAAGCGATATCAAGCGTACAAAAATACCAAGCCTAATCACTATTGGCACAAGATTGAAGGATTATGTCCTGATGTTGTAAGTGGCAAGATCTATTCTGGTTGGACATTGCGTGATGATGTACCGCATGAAGCTAAGCTTGTTGGTCGTGGTCTTGACTTTGGTTGGTGGCCTGATCCGTTGCACTTATGTAACGTGTACTACTATGACGGTGGCTATATCTTGGACCAGCTGAAGCATGGTAACTACATCAATAATGCTGATGTGGCACTAGCCATTAAGAATGATGACAAAAATAACCAGCGTGCTTTGACGGTAGCTGATTCAGCTGAACCAAAATCAATTCAAGCTATTGAAGATTTAGGTGTGAACATCATTGGCTGTACCAAAGGCCAAGGATCAGTTGAACACCGTATCAAAGTGGTCAGTGGTTTACGTATTTCAGTAACCAGGCGGTCAAAAGATTTGTGGGATGGCTATGAGAATTATGCCTATAAAGAAGATAAGGATGGTGTTTCACTTGGTGTGCCGGCTCACTTAGGTTCAGATCCAATGGATGCTGCTGGTTATTGTTTGGTTGAAATAGTTGATGAACTAGATCCGCAACAAGAAGAAAAGGAACGTGTC